GTCTCTACGGTAGAAACTCTAGCATTTGTATTATTAATGTGATTTGAAGTTTCGTTTATTTGTCTTTGAAGTTGATAATCTGCTCCTTTAAGTGTGGTTGCCCCTGCACCGACCAAATCGGGATGAGTCGGAGTGCCTCCACCCAAATCACCATCGCCAGAAATAGCAGTTATAATTGCAGATATATCTGTGTTATTACTAGTAAGATCGCTTGCTGTTAAATAACTGTCAAAATTAATATCCGTTATTTGGGAACCAGTTAATCGCAAGTTTCCTTGATGTGCCGTAACATCTGCAGAAGTCACACCGTAGTCTGTAATATAGCCCGGCCCATTTGTAAACTGGTTTAAGTTTGTTGGTGTTTCAGACAAATCAGAATATTTTCCGGAGGTGGCAGCTGCGTGTAAAGTAGAAGGATTAAAATTTACGCCCGGCATTGATTGAAGATTAGAGATATCTATTTCATTTTCTCTAATTTTTGTATCTAAAGTTTGAACTGCATTCCGAACATTTTGAGTGTTTATATAATTTGTTCCAGTATAACTATGACTACTTCCTAGAGATGCTCCCAAAAAAGAATTAATGGTTGTTGATGTTTTTTGTAATCTATCTTCATGATCTGCTATGTCCGAATCATTGGATGATATTTGATTTTGTAAAATAGTATCTGCATCTGATAAACTAGTAGCACCAGAAATTGTGCCAATGTATGCACCGACATTATTCAGTCCAGATCCAATTTGCGTGTTATCTAATTCGGTTTGAAGACTGCCCGACTGATTTGATAAAGATGCAATACTTTCTGCATTAGATCCGACCTGACTATCTAGTGCCCCAAGCGAAGTTTTAACTGATCCGGAAATATAATTGCCAGTAAGACTTATAGTCCCATCTATTTCTGCACCAATTGAACTTTGAGTAGTATCTAATTCCTGTTGTGTTGCATTCAAAGCATCATCTAATTTTCCATCAGCAGCTGCAAGTGATAATGCATTAGATATATATCTTTTGGAGGTTTGTTGAATATAACCTCCATTCAAAGTCAATCCTATAGAAGCTTCGATTGTATCAATCAGAGTATTAATTGCGATATCTGCAGATTCTCTACTAGAAGTTTCTGATGCAACTTGCGTGTTGGTGTATGATACGGAAGATGCCCAGAGATCATTTGCTGCCGATACGAGATTTGAACTAGTACTGAATGTAGAATTAAGAGAAGAGACATCACCAATTCTTGCAGTATTTAAATTAACTTCTGAATGAATTTCGTTGAATGCATTCACTACAGTTCCGGCTGCAGTATCAAGAAGTTCAAAATTTCCTAATAACGATTCCACATAACTAGAGTGATTATTCAATACATTTGTTTTATTTTTCCATGTATCGAAAGTGTCCGTTCTTAGTACACTATTTTCTGTTAAATTTGGGTATGCCATGTTATTTACTCTCTAAAATTTTATTCAAAATTTCTTTTATTTCCTTTAATTCGGATTTTAGTCCCTCTATTTCTGCCTCTTGCGCTTCAAATTTACTCAATTTTTTCATGTACCTAACATACGCATTATTATCAAAATTTATTATAGCCTTAGAATGTGGATCTCTTTTCAAAGTCCTGTCTTCCTTGACTATAAGATAATTTGTTATATCATTCGCCATAACAGATATTTATATCAATTTGCAAGAGCGATGATTCTTAAATCTTTTAATCTAGGTGGCAATGCAGAGTTCTTACTTCTCATTACTATCTTAATCCCGAAAGATGAAAATTCAGATAAATCTTTTACATCATATTCAAATTCAGTAAATTGATTAATACTAGTAGATGATTCACTATATCCACTCGGTCTATCGATGTAGTCATATTTTAATTTTCTATACTCTTGACTATCGCTAGTTTTTATCTTATAATACAAATCCACATCCGCATCTTGAGGTCTGTGCATAGCCAAAACTATTTTAAATGCAGTTGCTGGTTGATTTAGTTGTATTTCTCTGGTAACATACTTCGATTCTACAGATCCTCCAGATTCTTCTCTTTCTGATATAAATGACGCATAGTTTGTAGAAACATCAGTAGAATTTCCACTACTATCTGTAGTTGTAGACCAAGAAGGATAGTTCAACGCATTAGAGGTAAGTACTGAACTAAATCGTTGAGTGTCTATTACTGGAGATAAATTATCTTGAACAGAAGAAAGTATTACTTTATAAGTCAAAGATTTTTTCTCAAAATTACTACTACCAGTTCCAAAATTTAATTCATTGTAAGAAGAATAAACGGATCTGGGCGTATCGAAAACTATATTCTCATTAGGAACAAAGCTTGTCCAAGAACTATCTTTAATACCAGTTTGCATATCGGAGTCTTGAGATATTCCACTAGTAGTTTTCATACTGTAGGAAATGTTGGTCTGTGGTAGTTGTATTGTTTCAACTACAGGCATCATCATATCAAACTTTGAATTTGTTTGAATAGTAACCTTCCCAGAAGAATCTGGGGCAGGATTGAATCTACCGGAAGAAGTAAGACTATTTGCCTTGGAAGTTCCAGCAACCGGATCGCCATTCATATCGTACTTTGTATTTGTCAATAATATATCAAACGTATCTAATTTAGTTGCAATTACTTGATGAGTGCCATTGAGTTCTGATCCTAACCAAGCATTACTATCCAAAATTCCTCCGTATCTGGCTGCAGGGTTGAGTCCAGAAATGGTTACAAAATAATGAGTATTCTGATTAGTAGATGGAACTAAATCGTGATTTGGAACATGAAATCTTACGATATTTTGACCAACAAATACCTCTATAGAATTTTTATCTAATTCAATAGTATTTGATTTATATCCTAATTTGTCATTGTCTGAATTTTCAAAATACAGAGTTGATGATGTAGTTGTATCAAATCTAGCTCTATACAAATTAAATTTCATATCTTCCATAGGTTCTGGAGCCCAAGCAGTGGAAGCCGACTTGAATAGTACTCCAGCATAAGGTTGTTTACTAATATTTCCAGAATTATCTTTTGCGGTTTCTCCCATTCTGGCAATATGGATTCTATATTCGGTAGAATCTGCAAGTACTACGAGTGCATATTCTATGGACTGACTTATGAATACTGGGGAGTCAAATAGAAAATTTGTTGATGCAGAACCGTCATCTGAAATTGAAATTCTAGATGTGGGTAATGTCTTTCTTGCCAAAACATTTTTGCTCGGATATCCTCCGACTGTATTTCTGAGTTCTACTGTTACCGGAATAACATTATCTTTTGCAGAAAAATAGAGGTCTACTGACGTTATGAAGACTCCACCAGATTTATCAGTTGAAAATGTCTGAGCAATAGGATTGAATTGATCCGAGCCTTCTCCTACTTGAGTTCTTACGGATCTATTAGAAGAGATATATCCTAAACTATAATTAATTGGTCTAGTAGATATTTCTGTTCTCGACGCAGTGTTTAGATTTCCTTTTGCTGAGTATAATCCTTCTGCTTCGGTTCCGGCGATTCCACTACTTGATTGTTGATCGGATAGTCTAAAAACTCTATCTCCGGTTCTAAATCGAATTTCATCTGTATTGGGTATGACAAACAGTCCTCGTAGATTTCCACTTTCATCAGTTATTAGACTGGAACTATTTGATCCAGTTTCTATGTCGAATTTGCCTGGAGATATTCCATTTGTAAATTTAGGCCCAACCAAGAAAAGAACTTGATTTTGTGTAAAACTATTTTCATCAATATTATCTATCACAAAAAAGTTTATTGTTGAAGCATCTCTATATTGTATACCAACTACTCTGACTCTATGGCCGAGATTATTTACTAGTGTTACATCTCCAGAATTATCTATAATTTCTGATTCATATGTTCTAACAAAAGTATCCGTGTTGGAAGCATCTTTAACTCTAATAACTTTCAAAGAAGAACAATATTGGGATACCGGAGTTCCGTCAAAGAAGGCGTATACTTTGGTCTTCGGTTTCATACCAGAAGCATGGAAAAAGATATTTCTTTCTCTGATGAAAGGAACCACGTTTGATTGTATCTCTTTGTCTCCAGTGGATTCTGTAGAGTTTAGTCCGGAAAATCCAGAACTAATACTACTCTTAGACTGTACTCCGTTAGTTTGTAAAGTCTGGGAATTTGAAACTGAAGATACTGCTTGAGAATTATTTTTCTTTTGAGAAGATCCGGTTGAAACAATTTGAGTTTCGTTAAATAGTTTTCCTCCAGAAGAACTAAATTTTAAATGATCCATTTGACCAGAAACATCACTTGTCAAATCAGGAAGATTTTTTGTGTCTCTCCATTCGTCTTGTTGTGGGAACAATTTAATACTTCCCCTAAATCCCATAACCGCATAAGGATTTACTGATTCTGTTTTAGAAGATTTGGATTGGCCAGATAAAATAACAGATTGATATGGCAACATAACCAAACCATCTTTAATATCATACGATAAGGATTCTGTCTGATTAAAATTCATGGGAACATTTTTTTCATTAAATGTTGGCCGCAATTCATTATTTTCAATATCTATAGAACACTTATATTCTACATCAAAAACATCACCTATATTGTGACCAGTAAAAGGTTCTACAACAAAACCATTTTTGAATCTATCCAACCCATTATCATCTAATACTTCCATATCTTTAGTTTCTTTTTCTAGAAGTGAAAGACTTGTATAGTATTCTATTGTTTTAATTCTTTTTTCTAATTTACCGATATCTCTCATTGTATATCGTTTGTTATCTAACATTTCTGCAGTAACACTTTTTTCATCCATAGTATATGGTTCTGTTTCTAATTTGTAAATAACCATTCCGTCAGATGGGTCTTCCGGATAATCTGTTTTTACTGCTGCCGCACCGTATTTAATTTCAAAATCGCCATCTTTACTCAAGTATACTTTATCCTTTCTTGGTAAGTAATGTCTATAGTCAGCGATGACATATGAATTATCTAAAGGTGTATTAGAGGAAGTAGATATCTGGGATCCTTTTATTGGAGTATTAGTATCAGTACTCGGAAAAACCGAAACTTTTTGTGGTCTAAAATCTAAAACATCGGACAATCTATTATTTTTGAATGAAGGTATTTCCGAATATGTTGTTCCAGAATTTGAGTGAGTATATGAATCTACTGAAAAATAATCTCCTCCGGTTCCGTGATCAAAATATTTGTAAACTACAATTATTCTTCCAGCACATTCACTATAGTTTGGTTTTACCTTAATTTCACCTAGATCATATACACCTGTTCTTTGACCATTATCTAAAACATATCTGTCCGTTATATCCTTGAGTGGGGCTGGGGGTTCAGAAAAAGTACTAGGGACATTAATAATTGCCTGATTAACTGTGCTGGATTGTCCTGTAACCACATCCCCTACATTAAATGCAATATTGTTCCAATCAGAAAATGTTACTGTTTGAGTATAATTAGCTGGGTTTGGTATATCATCTGGATCATTTTGAAGTGTCACTCCATAAACAGTTGCAGACGCACCACTTGGAGTAGTTATAGTTTCATTTACCGAAAATGCGTTTCCAGTATTACTATTTGCTGTTTCATCATATGAGAAAACTAAACCACTAGACCTATAAACAGGAATATCGTTTTCGTAATTATTGTAAGAATCTGCAGCATATTTTAATTCACTTTCTGTCATGTGTGCATAATATTTCTTAGTGCCTGTATTGTCAGAACGAAATACTACATTATCTACAGTACAAGTATCGTAAACCGCTATTAATTCACAAATATCGGATTTATCTAATTGTACTTTAGATAGAGATAAAGAATTGCCCAATCCATCAGTAGTAGACTGATTAAATGTACCGTCAGAATTTTGATTAACTCCATATAAATCACCAGTGACCCATACTGCTCTTGCGGAAGGATCATTTAAATCATATGTTGCCACCCATGTAGAACTACCCGATAATATTTGTGAATACTCTGGATCTGCCGGAGCTCCGGTTGATACCCAGTTTCCTGTTGTACTGTATCCGGTATATGGATAATCTATCCTAGTTTTAACTTCTTTTTGTTTTTCTATTGCGTTAGTTTTAATTACAGGGGCAAAAATAGTTATCTGAGACCCAATCCCAACGGAACTAAATTTAATAGTTGCTGTAGTCATTCTGTTATTTGAATCTGGACTAAGAACAACATTACTAGAAGTTAAGTCATAAATGGCAGAAGTTCCGGTTCCGGTGCTAGGCGTAAAGGCAAAGTAATACTTACTGTTTCCACTATCGGGCATATTTGCAAAAACTTGATTTGAATTTGCCCCCAACTGGAGAACTGCCATGGAATTAGTTCCGGTTCCAGTAGGAAAATCAGGATCAGAAATAGTTGCGGAATCAAATTTCATCTGAACGGTGTATGAGGTGTCTACACTAGTATTTCCACTATCATCGTCCACGAATCTTATAGTCTTCACAAAATCTGATCCAGTATCTACAATACTAGAGCCAGAAGTATCAAATATTATATTTTTAGATATTATCCTAGCACTATTTGAAATTGATCCTATATCATGATTTATCGAACCAGAAAATTGTCTATCACTAGGGAAAGTTCCGTCTGGTTGAAATACTACTTCCCTCACAACTTCATTATTTTCAAAAAGTCTCGGATTCAAATTATCGCCGGAAACGGTATCTGGATTACCTCCCCCAAGAGCTTTAACTAATATCTTATTAAAATCATTGTGATAAATTATACCTCTTACTTTATCGTCCTGATATTCTGAGTATATGAGGCTTTTACTTCCAAAGGATTTTAATTGATCTACTAGAGTATATTCTACTAAAACATTTCCATTGTAAATACTAAAACTTCCCGATACGGACTGAGATTCTATCGATCTCATGTCAGTCACAGAATACTCTCTATTAGTCCTTGGATTTATTTCCATTTTGATATCATAGAGATATACTTTATAAATTGCACTATTATCACTGTAAAGATCATCTCCACCAAAATCTATATCCGGCGCAAAAGTAGAGTATCTCCAATCGTAATTTTGGGGGTTAGAAAAATGTTCTACATATTTTACTTTCGCAGTTCCAATTATATCGGCACCTACTACGTTATTGGAAGAATCAAATGCTCCTCCTGTCAAAGTTTTATATGCAACACCAGAAGTTTCTAAATTGATACCTTCAGAAACTCCAGTTGAATTAATTCTTGGATTGTCAGTGATTATAATATGGTCATTACCTTTAACATTAATATTCAATAAATTTACTGGCTCATTCGATACAGGGATGCCCATAACGTCTGTCAGATATATGAAATTTCCCAATCTTGTCGTAAGGTACTCATTATTTTTTTGTATATTTTCTCTGGATTTTTTATAATCTACAAATTGAGTAACTAGATTTTCTAATTCATAACCTCTTACATAAGACTTGCCTGGCTCTACGCCTAATGCAAGTCTTGATCTTAACGCATTAACTAAACTATCATGTGTTTTGCCGGGATAAAACTTAGTTCCAGTGGAATCTAAATTTTGTTCTGAGTAATTAGAAATATCATTTGGAGTAACAGTATGTGCTAGACCATTTCCTGTTGCAAGATCAACCATATCTGGATCGTCACCAAAACGAGTTCTCGCCATTAGTTTTGCATCCACCTCATTAGAAAACTCAAAGTCAGCGATAGTAGAAACCCCACGATTGCTATTTTCGTTTAACAATTCTCTAATATCAATTTTATGTGAACGTATAGTATAATCGCCAGATTCGTCATATGTTCTTCTGGCAAGAGTTTCTTCTAGAACGGAATAGTTAGTAGTTCTCACATGAGATTCTATAGAACCATTTCTGATACTAATCAATTCGACAAAATTGCTAGTATCTATTTCATCTATGGATCTTTTGGAAAATATTAATGAAATGCTATATCTGTCTGCGCCCGGCGAGTTAAAGTTTGTAGTTCCTTGTGCATTGTCCAGAAGAGAATTATCTAAATTACTATTAACAAACGACTCATTGATTTGCAAACCAATTTTATATGAAGGAGTATTTGAATATTTGTCTAGAACTATTCTTTGAGAATTTACAAGAACTAAATGTTTTTGGACGTAGTATATTCCAGATTCTATAAATGATATTGATCCTTTTCCTACAGGAGTCTCAGAACTCGGCATAATCTCACAAGCATAATCACTTTCAGAAGTAACCGATTCTGTAGTTAATGTTTCTTGAGGAGCAAATGAAATACTATCTCCTTCAACAAAATCTACTGAAGAGTAGTCTGATATATCTGCACCACTGATGAACTTTACATAAAGGGTATCTGGATCATCTGAACTTGTTGAGCCAGTAGAATTTTCTGCGTGTACGACAAGGGCCCGTATTCCTGTGATAGAACCAACAACAACTCTCCCCACAAAATTTGTAGGGGCTCCGTTATATGTTCCTCCTTGAATTTTTAAATATGTGACATCTGTATCAACTGCGCTTTGGCCCGGAATTATCATAGATCCTTCTTTGAAGAAGTGATCCGATATATTCGCAATCTGTTGTTGTAAGATAGACTGAATTTGTGTCAGTTCTCTTGCTTGAACAGAGTTACCCGGCTTGAACAGTATTTTGAGATATCCACTATTTACGTCATAGTCATCATAATATGGAGTTACATTAAAATTGGATGCCATACTCTTTCTCTATCAATTAATTTTTTTAAAATTCGAATACTACTTTAATATCTTCGATTTGGTCTACTGCTCTTGAAACAGGTTGTCTGTTTTCTACATAAAGAACTTTACCAGTCCCTGCATCAACATTAAATTCAGAATTTCCGTCCGAATAATTTGGATGAGACGGCCCTCTGTATTTTGTATTTGCTGCCGTTTTAGACGTAGATGTATCAGTTGGATCGGATAAAATGATAATCTGTCTAAATGAAGTATTTACAGGAAAAACTGACTCCGTAACAGAATTTCTTGTATCCTGTTCGTCATACTCAAGTTTAAGTGCGACCATAACATAGTAACCACCCAATTCTTCCACAGGATTGTATCCATGTCCTGATCCGGGCGCAAGTATTGGTCTGACTACACAGGCGGTTCCAGAAGTAGATGTAACAACAGATGCGATTGCTTCAGTATATCCACTACCACGATTACTCACTACAATTTTAGAAATCTCATCGCCATTAGTTAAAGCATACGCTTGACAACCAGAACCTGATCCAGATGTAGTAACTTGAACTTTAGGTGCAATGATTAATGTACCAGAAGAACTTGCACCAGATATTGCAAATGGTTGATCTAGTGTGACGTTAACCGATATTGTACTGGATCCGGAATAACCATAATCTGTAATTGTTTGAATAAATGTATTCCCTGTACTATCGATAAATACAGCAGAATAACCAATATACCCATCTTGACCAGCATCTTGTGCTACCTGAGCTACTGCTCCAGTTACATCAAATGCCGGAACAGTCGTAGTATTATCTACGGTGACTGTGGCTTGCAGATTTTGTAAATATCCACTTCCTCCAGCGTGGCCTGAGTCGGTAGAATCATCTACTATTTTAATTATATCAATTCCACCAGAATAACTAACCGCATGGGTTTGTACCTCGGCCTGTGTTTGATCTGCAGAGTCTGTAGTATAATCTGATGCAGTTCCAGTCAAATATTTAACAGGAAAATAATCTTTTGTCAAGAATTTCAAAGCTCTGGTTAATTCTATTGAATACATATACTTCCAAATGTATCCGTCGCCAGTTTCTATAAGAGATGTGTTATCATTTAATGGTTTTGAAGGTTTTACTGTAGAAGCAACCGGAGCAACTCCTTTCGCAGCGTCCACATATTTTGAATTATTGACACATTTGAAAACATTGTACTGATTATTATCTTCAGTTATTACATATCCATTTGGAATTATTTCTTCTGGATCTTGATCATCATACATTGTGTAAACAGTACCAGATGTCCAATTAATTCTTGGTAAGGCGAGAGATATCGTATCTGTACCGACCTTTTTCATTGATATCAAGTCATTTTTTACTGTGTAGTGATTTTTAACTGAATCTGTGGGAGTTGGAGGATTAGAATCGTCATCCCATGAGGTAGTTTTTCCTATTCCCAGATAAAGATTATTGTAAAGAGATGTATTGTAAAATGCCCATGTCAAAGTTCCATCGTCTACTGTTCCAGATAAGTGGGTAGGAGCATTTGATGATGTTCCATCGTTAACGGCTATATAAAGGTTTGAATTACTTAAAACCACATCGCCTTCTGAGTAACTTACCCCAGTCTCCCAAAGTGGAGCTTGTTCTGAAAGAGATTCAATGAACTGTTGTGCATTAAATATTCTGAGTCTATTTGTGATGATTGCCGCCATTGATCATTATCCTCTAAAAATTGTCTAATCCTATATTTATAAAACTTTTTTTAATCTGGTGATTGAGTCAACAATTCTAATTCCCTTATTGTTGTAGGAATTTTGTTTGACTTATAACTAGTAAAAATTGTCTCATGTGCAAAGTTTGTTTTTTCCAAATACTTTGAATCAATATCTGTAATATTTAAAGATTCAAAATCGTTATCTAGTAATTGTGGAGTCCTATTAAATTTAGATCTTTCTATTGAAAGATTAGTTGTTCCAATAACTCTTCTACCATCGGTTTCTCTGTTCTCATCAGTCAAAACCAAATATTTTGGTTTAACAATAACAGTAGAATCTAAAACTGCATGATAGTTTCGATCTAATAATTCTTCAACTTCTTTTATGGTTGTTGTTGGCCAATCGTGATCCGAAAAATCTGTTACTCCTAAGAAGTTATTCTGCGAAAATACAGGGACAATTCCCCATGCATTTTCGTTTTTAGTTTTCTGAACAATTGTGACCTGATTTCCAGCAAGTGACCTGTTTTCTATAAATCCATAATACAAGAGATATGGAGAAGTTACTGCTTCTTCATATGGACTAAATCTATATCGCACTAAATCATCGAATTGATATTTGTCATCATAGAAAAACTTAAATCTCTCTAAACTTCTGTAAGATGTTCCCAGACTTGGTATCTCTTGTTGTCTAGTAATTAAGTGTAATATAAATTTTTCGTCTCTGGGATCCGCCCCATCTCTTATAGAACCTACCCAATTAGTATTTATTCGACTAACATTACCCCTAGAAACTTTATCCCATCTAAATTCTACTGTATTGCCATGCGTATTCAAATCATTATCAAGAGATCCATATGATGATAATAAAGTAACTCCAAGTAAAATATAGTTATCGGTAGAAGTTGCACTGGTCACTTCGAACTTAGCAAATGAACGAGTAACTCTATGCTCGTCCCCAGTTATTATTTCTTCTGAGACATTATAGAAGGTGAAGAAGTTTCCTATAATACCGCTTTCGTAGTAATGTTTCTGACTCTTGGAAAATCTATCGTAGTGATTTAACGCGATATAATTAATTTCTGAAAAATCAGTTACTAAACCACCACTGCCGTCTGCGTTGGCCATTAATGTATATCTGCCCTCTCCCTTATCTACTGTTGCGCCTACTGGAGTATCATCAGAAACTCCACTGAGAGAAGATAACGTATCTTGGCGGTTATTATATTCTAATATAAGGCCAGAAGACATCAAATCCTGAGAGTTGACTGGGGTTTGTTTATTAACAACATTTCCAGATCCGTCGAGTTCAGTTGCGCCAGTCCATCTACCCAGACCATCCATGACTTTCATCGTCACATCGACATTCTTTATAATTTCGTAAAAGATTGACAGTAAGGCCTGTTTCATCTTTTTGCCTTCTATCTTGGTAGTTAGAGTTACTTCTCCGAACACCATCATTCCTGCTGGATGGATGACCTTTTTGATTAGATCTCTCCATTCATCAATAACTCTATTGACTCTTACGACATAGGAATAATCTTGCCAGAGATACCCATCGTGGATTCTATTGTCCGACGATGCGAAACTCTTATCAGTAGTAAACATTCCTTCTCGGACACACAATGGCCCAGTAATTACATTTACTTCCGCTGTACCGTCTCCTAAGTCAGTCAAATCTAAAGTAGGTGAACTTGTATACCCGACACCAAAAGTGTCCTGAGAGGGGTTTGTGGAGTCTTGTCGGACTACTATTTTATCTATCCCTCCTATGTTTGTTCCAGTAGCGGAAATAGATGATCCGGAACCATTAGACACATATCCGTTTGACTCATTCGAAATATAAACATAAGGAATCCTAGCATAACCAGATCCACCATTAACTATGTCAACTTTTTCTATTGGGCCTCTTCCAATATTCTTAAATTTAAGTTGAAGAGAAAAATGATCGGGTATTGCAACATCAATTAGATCTCCATCTGAATTATAATCTTTGTAGGATATTGTATCTGTTACATCGTTTATTTGATATTGATAATCTAATAGTTTTCTCGCAGTCTGTATTGGATCTAGTTCCCAACCAAAATGTCTTACTTCTCCAGTATCTTGATTTGTGTATGTTGAGGATCTTTGTCCCTTGGTTATTCTGAAAGATCCATAATATGCAGTTGTCATATCACTTCCACTATCAGAATCGTCGTTATCTGCTCCTATAGTAAGAACAGCATCTTGAGTCATATTAACAATTAAATTCGAATCATTTACTACTTCTATTCCATCAAGATATGCCGTAGTTCCAGCGGCAGAAGTATATATTAAAACGTGTCTCCAAGTATTTGATTCCGACTCAATAAGCTGGACAGAAGAAGTATGATCATTACCGCCTGCAGTAATTTTAAATTCTCCTGATTGTAAATGCTCCATGACAAAAATATTTTCCGGATCATTTTGACCTATGCCATTAAAAGCAAATACTACATTGTTCGTTCCGGACGCTCCGTAATACCAAAAATCTATTGTAAAACTATTTTCTTCATGGAAATAACTTGCAGCAGTTGGTATACGAACATATCCATCTCCTTTCAAAGATAAACTAAAATTACCTACTGCAGATCCAAATGATGGGTTTTCTCTAAAAGCATTAGTTCTAATACTGGATATGGAATTTTTAAATTCAAAAAATTTATTGTCACTATCGACTGTATCAAAATCGTATAATAATACAACATTGTCGTAGTCGATATCTCTGTTAATTAAATAAACTTCGACTTCTTTAGATGTTTGAGAATCGTAAGTTGCGGCGGGCTCGTCAGAAATATCCCAAGTTAATTGTGGATAACTACCACTCGTTACATCTTGTGTCCATGTGATATCATACGCAGTCTCAGTTCCAGAAACTTTAGATATCCTTCCAATCGCTCCACTCCCAAATGTGCCGTCATTAGAAAAATTGACAAACTCTCCAGTGATATAATTATCGCCTGGTTGATTAATAACAATATTGGAAACCTCACCAGATGTTGTATTTGTTATTTTAGCAGCTGTCCCAGTGCCAGTTCCAATATTTGTAAATTTAGAATCTAAGTTAAAATTGATTGGATAGTTGCTGCCCGGATTTGTTATTTCAAATCCAGTGACACAAGAATATAATTGTTCCTTGACTAATCGTCCATCATCCATTTCGACAAAAACATTTTCCCTGTCTTGAAACTCCCCAACAATGTCTCCAAGAAAATATTCATTGACATTGAAATTAGATATTGTATAATCCTGTTTCGATTCTACAATTCCAACTGCAGAACTAGTTTCTCCTATTATTCTTACTGCATTGCCAGGCAAAGATGTGGTATTAGGATTGGTTCTTACACTTTTATTTTGTACCCAGTTATTATCACTTAATTTAAATATATTTTCTTTTGGATAATAGACATCAATGTCTTCGTTTAAAAAAGCTCTAAAAAGAAATTGCAGTGACTTTTGAGATCCCTTAGATTGATAGAAATCTCTAAGAAGCTTCATGAAATGATTTTGATCAGTAAATTTTTTCTTTTTTTCTTCTTCAATATTTTTATCCGGAGAAGAATTTGGATTGGTTCTTAATTGGAAAACAACTTTAATCGAAGCTCCATTCACTGGTGCAATAACATTATTTTCCTGACCAAAAAGTAGTCTACTTTCGTTTAAAAAGTAATCAGTATCTTCCGTCAGTAAAGTATAATCTCCATAAAGACCAGTAGTCTCATCTGGATCAGAAGAAAAGGTTAACAAACTGTTGTCTGCTGCAGGCGTTCCGGAAAAAATATCTGCCGGATGACAGAATACTTTTAAATCTACTACATATGGTGAAATGTCCCTTTCAAAGTAGTAAGAAGGATCTCTATATGACATTAAAAATTCAGAAACTATACCATTTCCTATGAAATTATCTTCTGGGAATGTTTGATTTTCTGAATTACTAGAAGCGGTTGAACTGAAAAGAGAAGATAATAGTTTTGTATCCGTATTTTCATCTCTTATTCTAGTGACTGATGGAAATACAGCACCAATTTCTGATTTAAATTGATTTACAAATATATCTAATGTTTTGTCGATGTCTCCATAGTCAGTAATTTCAGATAATACATCCAAAGGATTACCATCTACAGACAACCATTCGTAATAAAGCTCTATAAATCTTACAAAATTGTCGTAATCGCCTTCTCGAATATGAAATGGCAACGACTCCTTGACGATAGAAGCAATATTCTTTAAATTTGCACTTGACATTTATCTTCTTCGGATAATATTTACAGACTGAGTAGTTATATCATAATTATTATTATAATCGTCGGTATCAGCCATCATGTTTATTGTTACTTCTTGGGGATCTATAATTAGAATTTGGTTTCTTCTTGGAAATACGTCCTGATCCTTTGGTGTTATTTTTATTTTTAAAGTACTTGCATTATTTTCTAATTCTGTTATAGTAAGATCATTGAGAGTTACTATTCCTTTTTTATAATCTACTGTTCCCGTAACATTGGGGTAATAAGTTTTCTTATTATTCGCATCCATGTACCAAAATTTTAAATCTTTTGTTTCGTCATCTTCCAAGTATAAAGTATTTGTAGAGTTGAGAACTTTAAATCCAGTAGAAGATAGAGATAACGGTGTAATTTCATTACTAAATTGAAATACATATTGGAATCTTGCATTAAGAGTTATTTGTTTCTCTATCTGAAGATCTACGGATGTAGTGTTATTTGTTATGGCATCATTTGAATTATCAATAGAACTGACAAAATTTGAATACCTAAAATAGTTATCGAACTCATTCATAAAAGTGTCACTGAAAGATTGTATTGTATTTAACACAATTGTTTTTAATTCATCTTCGCCCAATACAGTGGCTTCATTATCATATTTAACATTAGTTGTAACAATAAGTTTTGTATAGTTTGGATCAAGTATTTCTGGAAGAATAGTCAATATAGAATAATCGCTCTTGAGTCTATTCTGTATTGTTGTTTTTTCAAATTCAGTTAAATAACTTCCATCAGTTGGTCTAATTGATATGAAAACTCTTCCGTATTGCGGCGGATCATTATCTTCTCCACCCCAAACATTCACAGAGGAAGCCTGAGTATATATTTTAGGTATGATCGTTTTATAGTCTCTTACTGTGACCGCTCTATTCTGACCTTCGAATGTTCTGGGGGCATAAAATTTTATTGCATCGGTAGTTTCTTTGTCAGAACCACCATAAACTTTATTGACTGTATTCAGTTCTACTATCTTGAAATCAGAATCAGTATTATTTGAATTTATTTTTGCAATTCCATTTGACGCCGCACCATCAGTTGTAATATATTCTACTGTTATTAGGTTTCCGCTTTCTACCGCAGTTCCTAACACACCGTCACCAAAAAATACCTCGTATAATCCACTCTCAACTTCTTGTACAAAAAAAGAAGTTGATACATCAGATAAATCCATCGTATCTGTCGGCCTTTTGAATTCGGTAAATTCATCTGTAGTTAAGTCTTCACTCACAGTTACACTTATTGAAGTCGTATCTGCATTTGTGTTAGATAAGATAAATCTTTGATTTGGATTTGTAGTGTCTACAACAAAAAATTCTGCGACTGGATCGCCTTGGATTAAAACCAAATCATTCAAAACATATTTGGTAGTTACTGTAGAACCGTCAGAAGATAAAGTAGAAGATGATTTGGGAACTGATCTTGCAGTCTCTGGGGAAAAATTATATGAGTTACCGTCGAGTGAAGCGGAAAATTTAAATTCACTATTAACAAGTATCGAACTTTCCTCACTTTCTAATGGCCCAGTTTTTTCTATAATTATAGAGACAACTGCCTTGGGTGCAATATTAGATTTAGATTCATAACCCAACATCTTCGCCCTAGAAACTACATTTTCTCGCATTCTCGCAGTATCTAAGAACATTTCATTCGCGACCATGTTAAGATAGTATGAAGTGTAGTGAGTATTGTACGACAAAATATCCATCAGAGTATTCAGACCAGAGGCCTCAAAGTCATAATCGACAAAAGTCGGATCATTCTTCATATACGATATGATATTTTTCTTAATATCCTTAAAGTCTAGGTCTGATATTTGAATAGTTCTTGCCATTATCTTACTCTCTCTATATTAAATGTAGTTGAGACTTCCTCATCAGTTGCAATTAAAATATAAGACACACTTATCTGTGCTGCATTTGGGTATAAGTCCGGATAACTTACGCTAACACCCAGCAATTTTACTCTTCTTTCAAAATTTTCGATAGTTTTCGAAATAGTATCTTCCAAATCCCTTGCAGTAAATTCGTCTTGTGGTTCGAATAGAGTATCATATATATCCCCACCAAAGGATGGAGTAAATTGTCTCTCAAATCGATTTGTCAGTAAAAGATTCCTCAATGCTTGGTTGATCGCGTTTACATTTTTCTTCATCATGACATCATTGGTGATAGGATTTTTCTTAAAAGATAAATCAATATCTAGATACTGATTTCCCCCAAGTATACCAACCTTATTGTCTGCTGATGTGTTTGAATATGCCATGATGTTTTACGGATTTAAGTCTAGTTTGGGAGCCTCAATCGTGTGAGTTCCTCCCGAATTTACTTTATGTGTTCCACCATATTTATACTCCGCAGACGAACCT